AGCAATTATGTGAGCGCACTTATGTTCGTGCGGAATTTCCGAATGATCGGTATCTAGCATATTAGCATCTGGGTGTCCCCAGTCAATGGTAAATAAATACTTACCATGATACCATTTCTTGTCTTTACCTATGTATTTGCCTGATGCGGCGCTTAAAATATCCCAACGATTAACAGTAGGATAATAAGAAAAAGAATTCCAAAGTTGTAGTTCATCAAGTCTTTTAATGGGAACAGCTTCCGGTTTAAAACCACGTTGAATAAAAGCCGTAATTGGCAGACGATAAAAGATTGCACCATTTTCCATAATGCAATGAAATAAGATTGCACGGCCTGTAAGTGAGGACATGCCAAAGATAATACAGTCTTCCACTTCTCCGTGATGTTTTTTACAATCATATAAATACTCTCTTTTAATTTGTGCATATGTTGCCGGTATATTTGCATTTAGATAAGCCATAATTAATCATTTATACTTCCCCAATTTTTACCTGAGTCATAGTCAACTTTGTTAGGGACTTCCAAAGTAACAGCGTTTTCCATAATTTCAACCACATGTTTAGCTTGTTTATCTGTTTCAATTGATAAATCCAACTCATCGTGAATTTGAATATGAGGTATTATACCTTCTTTGTAAAGATCTAACATTGCCTTTTTTGTCATATCGGCTGCGCTACCTTGTATTAATTTGTTTAATGCTTTGTAAGTATAGGCTCTTTTTATCCCCGGTCCATGTTCCGCGAGTGCATCTTCGTGTGTCATGGCCTTATGCATACCGAATTGATTAGGTTCCCATAAATGAAACCTACATAGCCTGCCAAGTAAAGTTCTTATCTGTCCTCTGTCCTGTGCTCTGTTGGATGCCTTCTCCATTAGCTGCTTAACGAAAGGTACCTTAGCGTGATAAGTATTAAATAGTTCTGCTGCTTTGTCTTTAGTTACACCTAACTCTGCTTGAAGTTTTGTTTTACCCATACCATAAAACAATCCTAAGTTAATAGTCTTAGCTTGAGTTCTAGGTATCTCTGCCATGTCTGCTACAGTCTGGTGAAAGTCTGAGTTAGAATCTGTTTCGTATGCATCAACAACATCATAGACTGACGGCAACTTATATAAAGCTGCATAGTGTACTACAAGTCTTGGTTCTTGCTGTGAGTAGTCAAAGCATCCCCATTTACATCCATCTTCGGGAATGAATAGTGACCTAATTTTAGGGCCAAGATCCTTGTTTCTAGCAGGTATCTGCTGCAAGTTAGGGTTCTGATAACTGAATCTACCTGTAACTGTACCGCCTCCTGCATTTCTTAACTGATTAATCTCTGCATGTATTCTACCTTTGTGTTGGTGTCTTAGAATAGAATCAATAAAAGTTGTGTGTGCTTTATTTATCTCCCTAGCTTTAGCAATCATGTTAACGACAGGGTGTTTATGTTCCTGTAAAAAGTTCTTGGTAAAGCTTGGAGCTTCGGTTTTATCTGTTCTAGGGTATTCTAAACTTAGTACATCAAATACTTCTGCTATAGATCTAGCGGCCCATATCTGTGTATCAATATTAGTTTCCTTTTTAATTTCATGTAATAATTTATGTTCTTGGTCTATTAATTGTTTTTTAAGTCCTTGTGCTCCTTCTACATCTACACGCACGCCTTTAAATCTCATGTCAACCAGGCAAGGAAATAGATCTGTCTCTAAATTAAATATATCATCTAAGTCTTGGTGTAGTATTTCTTTTTTCATCTCTTGCCATAAACCATATGTGGCTACAGCATCTCGTTCTGCGTAAGAACCTACATGTAGTGAAGGTAATTTGTACATCTCTGACTTAGGATCAATACCCCATTGAGCTGCTGCTTCTGCTAGTGCTGCTTCGTTCTTACCAAAGCCATTGTACTTCCATGATAAACTATTTAAATCATATCTAAATCTATTCTCATCAGTCACAGCTGCGGCTATCATTGTGTCTACGATTCTGCCATTAATTTTAAATCCTAATGCTCTTAACCAACACACATCATACATTGCATTGTGAAATATTTTTATACTATCTGCTAGTAAAACATCTTTAAGCCATTCTAAAACTTTCTGTCTGTCCATGTTACCACCACCGTGGTGTGCAATAGGAAAGTATCCTTTGTAATGTGAAGTTGCTACAGCAATACCTATAACTTCTCCGTTACCAACTACAGCTCCTGATCCTTTTTTAATAAGATCTGGATCTCTTGTCTCTAAATCAATAGCTATTTCATCAACCTTTCTAAGGTCTGGAAACTCTGTTGGTATGTTCCACTCTGTCTGTGCTTCAAACTTTGGTATTTTCATATTTTGCTAGTTTCCTTTTTGTGATGTTGAGCTGAATAGTTCTTAGTTCTAATTTTTTTTTGAGTTCTTCTATGAGTAGACGTAACTTTAGATGTGAATTTATTCCTATCTTCATAATCTCTTTCCAATATCATTTCTAAATAATGGATTGCTTTTTCTATGTCTTGTTCCTTTCCTTTCGCTGCATGTCTGCATATATATTTTATAGCTGATCCCTCTGCAAAAGGCAACCTGTTCTTATTTATAAACTCACTTGGCTGCACAACCATGTTCTTGTAGTGAGATCCTCCAACTTGTTTTTCATATGGTTTAAATGTCATATCCGTTCCACTCCTTTTTTGCTTCCATTATATATAAGTTTTGTTTTGTACGTGTTACACCCACATACCAAACTCTATGTTCTTCATCTCTTTTGTCTTGGTCCTTGTCTACTGCTTCTCTAATTTTTTTTGTATTATCTAAAACAAGTAATACATTATCTGCTTCACCACCCTTAGCTGCATGCATGGTAGATAACTTTACCCTTGCTGGTTTAGATAGCTCTTCTCCGTTCTGTCTCATCAATCTTATATATAAACTTTCTTCTGGATGTGTTTCAAAAACTTCATACCATATTTGTGTAACGCTATAACCAAATTCTTTTAGATCGTAGAGTCTTTCATCTGTGTGATTAAATTCTTTATTTAAAAATTCAAATAAATCTTTGCATTCTGTAATAGATAACAATGTGCCTTCACGCCATCTTTCGTAGTTTAGAATGTTTCTAAACAACCTTTCGTTATAACTTTTTCTATTTTTGTATTCGTAATAAACTCCTCTCTCTTCTATGGACTCTCTTAAAGATTGTAACTTGGAATGAGTCCTACCTAAAATAAGCCATGTTCCCTGGTTCAGTGGTATGTCTTCTATATCTGTAACCCTGTGAACAGATCCTTCTTCATCTCTTGGTTGCCATATTTTGACCAACTTTCTGTCTTCAGGTATACGTTCTAATATAGAATTAGCTATAGTTTGCACCGCTTTTGGTACTCTATAAGATTGTGGCAAAACTATGTCTTTTGCTTTTTCTTTTTGAAATCTAGCAACATCTGCTCCGGCCCAACCATAGATAGCTTGGTCGTCATCACCAGCTAAAATAATGTGTTTAGATTGTGTCTTTAATATGTCAAACATTTTCCATTGTATAGGTGATAAATCTTGTGCTTCATCAACAAAAACAACGTCAAAGTTTGGACATAGTTTAGACTCATTAAATTTTGCAATCATGTCTGTAAAATCTACTAGACCATAAGCTTGTTTATAATTGTCTACTTCATCTTTTAAAATTTTTAATTGTCTTTTGTCTATGTTGTCTGAATAAATACCTGTGTTGTATTCTGTTATAACAGATACTTCTTTAATCCTAGCTGCATTGATAATGTTAAAGTATTCGCTGTCTGAGTCTACAAAGCCTGTCTTCTCTTGGCCGTTTGCATAAACAGATACTTCTATTCCTAATTTCTTACCTATGTCTTCGTAGTGTTCTGGTTGCATGACATTACTTTTCTTTAAACCTAAAACATTAAATGCCAAAGAGTGAAGTGTTTTAAAATAAGGTAGATCTCTTTCTTGTAGAGCTCTGTGTTTATCTAACATCCTATCTCTAGCTTCGTTAGCTGCTTTAGTTGTAAAAGCAAAGTAACCTATCTTATTTAATGGTGTACCAAGTTTATAAAAAGTATTTACATACTTAATAAGTTTTGTAGTTTTCCCTGTTCCCGGAGGCCCGAGTATTTTTCTAATCATTTCTTTTTCTTTCTTTTAGATTTTTTGTCATAGTCTTCATATTCTTTAGTTAATTTTTCTGACGGGTGCCATACATCAACTGCTGAATGACATTTAGGGCAAGATAGATTACTAACAATATCATAATCCTCATTGTCTTCTGTATCATGATCGCCACCCCATATTAACTCTGCATTACAATGCCAACAATTCATTACATTATTTCCGTGTTGTGTTTTAATATAGTATGATTGATAGGCAGCTCTTCAAACTCTTCTATGTTTATCATTACAATATTCTTTGTAGATGTATTGTACTTACCTTTCTCTTTTGCAGGATATCTTTTCTGATCTAAAAATTCTATGTCACATTTTTTGTATGTCTTCTTCATCATAACACCTGTCTTATCTTCACCATGTTTCCAATTCTTAGCTTTAAGTCTGTCGTAAAATTTATCAAATTTAAAATATGCGTAGCCTTCTTCTATTAATACTGCACCTGATTTAAAGCTGGCATCATTCATAGCTTTAGGTCCATTAATTTTTGCGTGTAGTATGTCGTGTAGCTTCTCTTTAGGTGATGTACCTATAGGAGGGTTAATTGTTTTTTGTGTTTTAAATAATGCTTCTAATACTGTTTGATCTTCTGGAGACTTTATAATTGGTGGTGGAAATCCTGCAGCTTTAGCTATTGAATTTCTACGTTTACGTTGATCTGTAACATGCTCAATAGTTCTGCAATGCACGGTTGCCTTACCGATACCATCAGGTTTAGTTACATCAAATTCGTATTCAGGATCTGGATCTATGTCAATCTTTCTTAGGTTAGTTAGTACAGGATATTGTCCCTTTGATCCGGCTAACACACCAAACCTTTTCTGTACGCACACACCCTTTTTACAATACTCACTGATAGGACTCTGTGTACACGTGTAACCCTTATCAGATTTATTCCAGGATCTAAGTTTAGCGTTTAATGTTTGTTGATCCCATGCATTGGCATGCACTGTCTCAAAGTATTTAACAGGTGCATTCTTTACTTTTTGCTGCCAGCTGTCAGGATATTTCATCTTAACAAACACATGGTAGTTGTACATAAATCTGTCCTTACCATCAAAGCCAGCTTTATTTGTAACCTTAGATAATAAAGATAAACAAGGTGGACCTTCTGTAAACTCTTCATCAACACCTTCCATAGACTTAGTTTCCATGTCGTCTGTAATTCTTTTTAAATCTTCTCCTGTGGTTAAGTTAGCTTCTGCTACTTTTATAAATTGTTCTAATGTAAAAAATGTTCCGTCTATATTAATTGCTCTACGTTTCTGGCTTTCAAAATAAGGTAAGTTAATAAATTGTCCTGGTTTCATGATCCCCGTTTCCGGATCCTTGGTCAGCTGTGTCTGCTTAGGAAATATCTCACAGTCAGGTTTAAGATTAAATAAAGGTAATAGATTGCTTAAGAATGATACCACTAATGTAGATGGTACAAACTCTGCCATAAATAAATATAAATGTAACCCACCACTTTTAGATTCAATAGGTATTAAAGGTAGGTTGTATTCTTGAATAGTTTCTAAATAAAATTGTTTGTTAAATCCTTCGTATTCTTTAGGATCAATATCGATAACACCAAACTTAGCATCACCGTTCTCATTTGTAGGTTGTGCACCTACAGATTTTTCTCCACTTAAATGATCTCTATATATCTGATCTGTAAACTCTTCGTAAGTCCATCTATAATCAGGTTTTTTCTTTCCGCTTTCTGGGTCTACGGTAGCGTTGGTCCAATCTGCAATTCCATACGCATGCCTATAGCCATTAAATATTTTTATATATTCATTCATAATTATCTTTTACGTAGGCCGCTCAGTCTCCCGGGCGGCCTACACATGCATGTTTCCTGTTAAGGAACTTAGAAATGAGACGCAGACCCTTTCGGTTTCTCTTCACCATGCTTAGCTTTAACACTTCCTTTAGAAATGCTGTCACTAAACGTTTTTGCTTGTTGGTAAAGACTTGTGTCCGTTATAGGTCCTGCCTTACTTACATCCCAACCAAACCATGTACCTTTGTCGTTAGACATCTGTGTGGTTTTTAGTCTGTAAATATGGCTAAAAGATGCCGGTGTAAATAACCCGTTCTTACCTTTTAGTTTAA